GTTCAGGTACTTGTAGCCCGTAACCGCCCCAAGAATCTGCGTCGGAACCGCCGTTACGTCGGCAGACAGCGCCGCGTATTGGGTACCCCGAGCCGCAGCGCCCGTCGGCTGGTCGCCGAGAGAGAACTGGTCCGTGGTGGCCGAGTTAAAGATCGTGGTGATTACCAGCTTGATGCTGTTCACAACGGCGTTCACAGGGACTTTAATCATCGCTGCGTACGTAGCGTCGGTCAGGTCCGCGTACGTAAAGTCGTACTTGGCGAACAGCGGGTCTTGCCGGGCCGAACTGAGAGTGATAGCCATGGTCTGTATCCTTTCTGTTTAGATGGCGTGGTAGTTAACGATCACGCCGAAGTCCTGTGCGGTGTTGCCCGCGTACTGCGACGTAAACACAGGCTTCTTCAGACCGAAGATTTTACCGAGCGAGATACCGGGCTGGTTGTCGTAGTCGAACTCTTTCTCGACCCAGTACGGATCACCGATATCGGCCAAACCAAGAGCCTGAGCGCCACAGAACAGCATGGCTTCCCCGTCAATCGCCGAACCAGCACCCCACTTCGAGCCGGACGCGGCACCGAGGGTGTTGTAAACGTGACGGAACTCGTGGATATACATGCCGTCAACCTTCACCGCATTACCCGTGAACAGCGGGTTTTTGTTGTCACGCGGCTGTGCGTAACGAAGGTTCGCCATGTAGTCCGTATCCATCTTCAGACGAGCCATGCCACGGGGGGTCAAGAAAACGTGATAGACCTCTTCACCGCCTTCTTTGATACCACGGATGTACTGGTCTTTCGCGTAGGCTTTCAGGTCCACGAGGGTCTGCCACTTAATCGTGTCAGCCGCCGCAACGGACGCCGTGCTAGCCGAGGTCGTGTTCAGACCGGTGGCCGCAACCCACTGAGTAACCCGCTTCGAAGACGGGGCCGTAACGTCAGCCGCGAAATCGAGGTTCTGGAGGTCCGAACCGACGCGCGTTTGGCCGTTGTTGGTGAACGTATAGGCAACACCAGTCAGCGTCAGGAACGCCATCTGGTCCATACGGTCGGCCAGCCAGTACGCGAGGTTGTTACGCGAGTTCTTACGGAACGAAACCACCGACTTTTGGTCCGCAATGCGACCTTGGTGGCGGTTGGCGTGACGAAGCTGGTCGATCCGGATCACCTGATCGTACGCCTTCATCGCCTCTTCGTTACCTTCTTGGGTACGGTCGCCCGCCACACCGTCGCCTTCAAGGTCGGCAACCAGCGTAATAACGGCGCGAGCGCCTTTTTCATCTTTCTTGAGTTCGGTGATCCGCTGGATCATCGAGTTCTCGTCAGAACCGACGAAGTTGTTGACGAACGACATGTTACGGGCATAGCGCCACGTATCACGCGACCAAACGGTCAGGTTCTCGGAAGTGAGTGCTGCGAAATTGGTAAGAGCCATGATGGTTCCCCCTTTAGGGTCGTGGACGTTTCCTAGTTACTGCTGCTTACCGAAGGCGCTCGGCTGCGGAAACGACACTTTCGGGGTCGGGCCGGAAGGTGTTACGTACACTTTCAAAACGAGGCTTGAGTGTAAGCGAACACTTATGCAACATGCAATAGTATGTACAACGCTAAGTGTCTGTTACAAAAACGAAAGGCCCCGAAGGGCCTTCCGCACTTTCATTATTACCCGTTCCAAGACCCTCGTGAGAAGATCAAGCGGTAGCGAGAACGGGTAAGAACGAAGTTAGATGAAAGATCACCCCCTTTCGTGCTATGCCTCCAGCGTGTCCCCGCGCATACGGGCTTTGGTACTCTCGGGAAGGGCGTCGAATTCCTCTTCGGTCATTTGCTGGACCTTCGAGGATTCCAAACCACCGCCTTTCTTATCCGAGTCTACACCATGATCTCCAGTCTTTGCCGGAATTTTCTTGGCGTCTTTAGTATTGCGCTTGACAGCATCTTTCTTGCGTGACGCTTCCTTGCTTTTGGCATCGGGCTTACTGTCGTCTTCGTCATCCTTACTCTTGCTCTTCTCTTCGTCGGCCTTGGCGATCTTGTCAGAGAACACATACTTGACTGCGCGGGTAATTGCCTCAGACGAACTTTTCCCTTTAGCTTCAAAGGCTTCCCGAAGGTCCATAACCTCGTCTACGAGGTCTTGGTCGTAAGCGTCATCGTCCGGATTAAGCTCCGGATGGTCCTGTTCAAGACGCTCTACAACCATATCGAAGCGAATCTGCTCGACAGCAACGGCCCGGGCCGCTTCCGACTCATACTTAGCCGAAGCAGTCACGAGAGCGCGTTCGAGGATGCGGATTTCCCGCATCACAGCAGCCGCTTCTGTGTTCTTCCCGTCGTTCAGTAGCTCTTCGAGCTTTTTCTCGGCGACTGTGATGGCCTCTTCCGTCTTCTTCGCGTCATCAACACGAGTATCGGCGGTGGCCCGCTTGGACAATTCCTCTACTTGCTTGTTCAGAGCCGCGATTTGCTGCTTCGACTTCTGGTTTAGCTGGTCGAAACGAGCCTTCGGGATCATCTTGGGCTTGTCGTCGGCTTTCTTATCCTCGACTTTTTTGTCGTCTGCGTCGTCCGCATCCTCCGCGTCGTCCGCATCCTCCGCGTCATCCTTGTCGTCGGCTTTCTTGTCGTCCTTATCGTCCTTATCGTCAGCTTTCTTGTCGTCTTTCTTGTCTTCGAGCTTGTCGGCAGCTTCCTTCGCCTCACGAGCTTCCCGATCCTCGTCAGACTCGTCGATATCTTCAATCGCATCGCCACGAAGCTTGGCGAGTTCTTCTTCGCTACCGGGCAAATCCGACCCCTCGTCATCTTTAGGGGCCATGTACGGGTAAAGCAAACGTTCGACTTGCATTTCTGCTCCTTAGTGGGTGTTTGAGGATGGCTGCTTAACTCCGCCACCATCTGCGGGCATGGCAGCAGCGCGGGCGCGAATCTCCATTTCCTGTGCGTCCGCTAGTTTACGCTTAATTTCAATGTCGGCTTCCGCCTTCATGTTAGCGATCTGGATTTCGTTCTCGGCTTTCATCTTAGCGATAGCCATTTCGTTGTCGGCCTTCAGCTTGGCGATAGCCAACTCATGCTCGGCGCTGCCGTCTTTACCACTTTCCGTAGCGGCCTTCTCGTTGTCTAGCTTCGCCTTCGTCGTCTTGGTGAGCGTCTCGGCCTCTTTCGAAGAAATCTCGGCTTCCTGCATACGAACTTGGCGGTCCTTGGCAGCTTGTGTCTCGGGGGAGTTCGCCGCATCACGAATGCGCTTGGCGATTTCCGCCTTCCGCGAAAGGCGTGAGTTCTCAATCAGAACATCGTCAGGGATGGCTACACCGAGTTCCTTGAGCGCTACGGCCTGCTCGAACTGGCTATCCTCCATCGTGGCGCGGTAGGGCGCGGAGATTACTGTCGTCTCGAACTCGCCGATAGTCAGGTCGTTAATGATCTGTTCGCCAACTTGTTGATTAAGTTGAATAATTTCCGGGTCTTGCACAAGGTTATCGTGCGTAACGTTGATAATCCGAGGCTCGGTGTAGTACCTCTGCCAGATAGACAGGACGTTCCGCGCAAGAATCCAATCCGACCGCTCAAGATTGTCCATCGGCTTCGCAAGGTTCACGGAGCCGCGATTCTGGTTAGCGATCACTGACTTGGACGACACATCCTCACGCGCAAAACCCGCCATATAATCTGACACGTTCGAGATCGTTTTGATGTGTTCTTCCGCCTTGAACGTGATGCGCTCAAGACCGCTAGGTATTTGATTCGGAAGGATTTTTTCAACGTTATTAACGTCGTCGTTGACCTCGATCACGAGGCCAGTCTCGGCTCCCCGCTGCTCAAGCTCAGAAGTGGACATGTTAGCGAGTGCCCCCTTCTTGACCTTCCAGCCCGAGTTAGCCGTCGTGTTGATGACATGCAGTTCTTGGGACGAAGCCTTATTCAGAAGCTCTTGCGAACCTAGAAGGTTCTCCACAAAGCCGATAGTCTTCCCGTCCAGAAAGTACGGGAAGTAGGGCACGATAGTAAAGTGGTCGAGAGGCGACCAATCCTCATGAAGCACTAGGTCGTCAGCGGTAACGCACCACTTGACCTTCTTTTTGACCTGTTCGATAACTTCGAGGCCGTACTTAGCCTTGACTTCGACAATACGGTTGCGGTCCCACTGGACAGGAATCTCCCGCGTATCTCCGTTGATGGGGTCTACGAACAGCTTTACGCGGGTAGCCTCGCGGTACTGCCGGTCGAGAACCCGGATGAAGCGGCGCTGCTTCTTCTCTTTGTCGGACAGGAGGGCCGCATTCTGATCCTCGGAAGCGAACCGGTCGCGCTTACGCTCGATGGAGTCGTATCCGTACAGGTAGGCCGACATAGCACGACCTTCGAGTTCTTTGGCTTGATCCTCGCCGTACATCACCCGAATGTGGTTAGGATTCAACCACTTAGTAACGATAACGTCGTCCCATTTATCCGGGTCGTAATCCTCGGCATCCGGGTCTATAAGAACGTTTTTCGGGTTGACCTTCGTGATGACGACATCCCCGCGCAAGTTGTCGTCGAACGACACACGAACGTCGTAGAAGCCGCGAGAAGTAATCGCTCCGTGAGCAAAGATGTCCGAACGAACCCAATTAAGCTGGTTCGCGTTCGCATCGTGCATCCAGAGCTTGTTGAGAACGTCCGCCATTTCCGCCGGAGCGCCGTTCTTCGGACGGAAGCTAACCTCCATCCGGTTGAAAATCTGCTCGCCCATGATGGTCGAGAGGGTGCTGATGATCTTGTTGATGGTGAGTGCCGGACGGCTCTCGGACATGAGTTTATCCAAGTCAGCCTTATCCCACTGGATGCCTTGGAAGAACTTAACGCATTTGTCGGCCTTTTCGATAAACTGTGTATGGCCCGTGTCGCGCATATAGACATAGCGGTCCCACTGGTCCGCTGCCTTGTTCGCGGTATAACTAGTGTCCCCGCCAGCGGCCATTGGTGTCCTCGCTAAAAGAAATGGGTGGGTGCTGCGCTGGCCGCAGCAACTCCAAGTCAGGGAGCAGTTCCTTCACCAGCGCCCCCAACTCGCTACGCTCTTCGGCAAGATTAGTCAAAAGAGCGCTAACCCGCTGATAAGCAAGCTGAAGCTTATCCGAACCGTAGGGAGTTGTCATCTACTTTAGTCTGTGGTACGGCGACCGTCGGGAGCTTCGAACAGGGACCGCATGGTCGCCTCGGCGTATCCAGCGATATCTTTCAAGGTATCCTCGATCTCCGCGAAGGTAGCCGGAGGTCCACCAGAGAGTTCCCGCGCGACCAAATTCGCCCCGCGAGACACTTTCAGCAGGATCATGGCAAGCCCGACCTGCAAATTACTCACCGGCCCGCCGAATAAAGGCTCCCACATTTCCGCCGTCCGAGCGAAGTTGACCGAGGCGTGGCCGTACATATGCTGGCGTGGGCCGTAGACAATACTCTTCGCCGAGTCTAGAACGAAGGACCCGGGATGCTTCGGGTCCAGCTTGACGTTATCCATGACCGCCCTCTCCTTCCGAGTCTCGCTAACATCCTTCGTTTCCATCACTTCCCGCGCGATACTACGGGCAAGCCCTTCGCGCTTAGGCGGCTCGTCATGGGGGATACCAAGCGCTTTCATTTCGTTCTCCAGTTGGTTGCGGAGAATCTTCATCCGCTCAAAATACCCTTCTGCTGTGTCGCTTGGGTGGGGGAACACAATCGACGGATCAATACGCACGACCGCTGTTTGCTGAGGCAACTGATTCATTTACAAAGCTCCTTAAGCTGACATATGGGAACCACCTTTTTTACGACCGAGCGCTGCTACCCGCTCTTTCCAACTCTTGGGCTGCTTCTGATTCCGCTTCGCTATCTCCGACGGGTTCTGCGGAGCCGCATGGTTCAGTGCCGTACGCACTGCCCATGCCGCCGCGTCGATAACGTCGTCGTGCTTACCGCCGGGGAACCGCAGTAACTCGTTGTCCACCATGTCCCGCCAAGAGACATCTTTCCTCATTTTCAGCCGGTGCAACTGCATCTGCCCGCGAAGCGGGGCCGCACGGACTTTCTTATCTGTGAGGGCGTTGAGTTCCTCGTAGTTAAATCCCCCGCCAAGCTTTTCCTGCGCCCGCTGTAGGACGGTTGACTTGATACCCTTCCAAATCTGCCCGTTCTCCACCCCGCAGACCGTACAGTTGTGACGCTTGTACATGTCCACGATGGCGTCGGCGATCACCCGATTATCCTCGCTTTTGAAGCGCATAACCTCCAACTCCCACAGATTCTCGTCCCAATCCTTGGCGATGGCGTACCCCACAGTCCAGTCGGAAGACTGCTTCTCGGTGATGGCGAAGTCCCACGCGATGTATACGTCCATCCCTATAGTGGCAGGCATGTCGTCCACGTAGCTGAACATGTCGCGGGTGAACTGAATACCTTCCTCGGGCACGGGGTTCTGTTGGTAGAGAGCCGACCACATACGCTTCTGCCCAAGGGCCGCGTAGTTATTCTTCATCATAATCAACTCTTTAAGCGTGTAGCGCTCGGGGTGGAGCGCCGTACCTTCAGGCCGCAATAGCGTCGATCCCTCTGGCGCAGGCTGCCCGGGCGGTACCTGCATAATCTCTATCTGGTCCGCCGCGAGATACTCGTCGTAACCCTCGTTGATAGCCGGGTACTTGATGATCTCGAACTGCTCACCCCCGGTCTTCATGGCCTGCTGGATGCGCCCCGCCCAGTCGTCGTCGTTCCACCATGTCTGGATGCCAAGCACTCCCCCTCCGGGGGCTAGACGGGAGCGGGCCGTCGAGAGGTACCAGTCCCACGTATTCTCACGAATTACGGACGAATCTGCCTCTTCCCAGTTCTTAACGGGGTCGTCGACAATGAGAATTTTGGCACCCTTTCCAGTGATACCGCCTCCAACACCCGCCGCGCGGTAGCCACCGCCCGCAGTTGTAGTCCACTCTTCAATAGCTTGGGAGTCTTCATGCAGAACCGTTTCGGGAAAAAGTACGTGGTAGTTTGGGTCGCGCATCCGGTCACGAATACGGCGGGAAAACGCCAAGGGAAGCCCCACGTTGTAGGATGTGCTGATAACTTCCCACGCCGGATAATGACCAAAGACCCAAGAGACGAGTTCTTCACTGGCAAGCTTGGACTTACCGTGACGCGGCGGGACCAAGAGCAGTAGCCTTGGTGACTCACCCTTCTCAACCTGTTCAACAAAGCGCTCAAGCCGACGCGCGATATCCTTATGCACCCACCCCGCGAGATAATGGGGGTTGAAGCGCTGGACGTAGTGGATGAGGCGGCGACGCGCAAGCGTCCGCGCCGCGAGTTCCTTATCAAAGTGGCTCGCAGCGACCCTGACCGAAGCCTCCGTAGTAGCCACTTCCAGTTCACTTTTCGCCCGCCGCTCGGCGATTTTTGCCAAGGCTTTTTCATAATGGCTCTTGAGAACTTCTGGTACATCCGGAGGAACTCCTTTGTTTACAATGGTTTGACGCGCAAGGGCTTCGGCAGACGCGCGAAGCGCCGCGAGCTTGCCCTTTTCACGCTTGGTTGATTTCCGGACCGGATTCCCGGACAGGGTACGACTGCGGGTCTTGCTTTCGTCAGAATCTCTTACGCACTTGCGGCATGTGTTGTGGAGGGACGAGTAGAAACTCTTGGCGGGCAGGAACGTGTCACAACCAGCACACGTACGGTCAACGTTCGGCTTCAAAGGAACGCGAAGCCCCTTCACCACCTTGAAGTCTATACCTTCTACGAGGCCGTCAGTCCCGTAACGACGGGTGCGCTTTACGGTCATGGGATTAACTAACGAAGTTAGAGCGCATTAATGGTCCACCCTCGTAGACTCGCCCTCGATAACCTCGCCTTCGGCGAGCCGGAGAAGCTCGTCGTCAGTAAGGCGCTGCATTTCCTTCACCTTCGCTTCCTGCGAGCCGGTCAACCGGAACTCCTTGACCTCCGGGGCGTAGAACCCAAGCATCTTGGCGATCTCCCGCCAACCTGCGATCTGAGCCATGGGTTCTGCAAGCAACTTAGCCTGCTCGATAGCCTCTTTCATCCCGTCGATGACATCCTGCCGACTGACTCCCGCCATACGAGCGTTCCTCGCCCGCTCAGCGGCGAGCGCCTCGCTGATAGCAGGCAACTGCTCAAGCCGATGGGCCTCTTTAGCCGCATCCGAGTACCCCGCAACTACGGCGGAGTCCTGTTTATTCATTCCGAAGGCCCGATTTTCGATGTATGCCACCTGTTTCTCCGTGAGATTAGGGTTTTCTTCGACAAGGGAGGACGTAGGACGGAGAGCTTTCTTAGCCTGTCCTTTACGGATGGCTTGGCGTTTTAACGCAGCTTTGTCGGGATAATCTTCCATAGAAACGCGATGTTACACCTAAACGGCGGAACGGGGAACTTCGGGTGCTGCATTACATAACATATAATGATGTAACTAGGGCAAAAATTTTTATTTTTTGGTCCGGTTCCGCGCTCAGTAGCCCCTCCCCCCTCGCTCCGCGAGTGGGGGTGACTTCGGTTTCGGTTTCAGGTTCGGACATAAAGCATGCTTAGCTGTTGGCGGCTGCTGAGAGCAGCCGCAGTACTGCGTAGCGGCGGATGTCCGCATCTAAACCAAATAGGAGATTGTCATGACACGTAGCAAAGCGTACAACGCGGGAGCGTTCGTTCATAACGTGTTCGCAGCCATCGGCGGCGGGCTTGGCACTGGTGGCAAGGCCGTCGGCACGGCGGTTGCGGATTTCGCCAAAGGCGTCAAGAACGGTGGCGAGCCGGAGGCGAAGATCGTCAAAGCCACGCCGCGTACCGCAAAGGCGTGAAGTCAATCAACCCTAGTCCCCAGTAATGGGGACTAGGGTACTCATTTCACTGGAGATCATCATGGCACGGACCACCAAGGCCGCGCTGGAAGCGCGGGTGAAGGAACTGGAAGCTGAGTTGGCTGCCCGAAGGCAGACGACGGGCATCCGCGTAACTGCGGATGGCGTGGAAAGGCTCACGCCTCGCCGTGCAGCGATGCTCGCTGCCAAGGCTGAGGCGCAGCGCACTGGACGGGTTGTGACGGTCACGGTATCTACCCGGTAACTACAACAAGGAGCGGACATGAATCAATATTGGGTATCTGTTATCACGAATCTCGTATACGGACTGGCATTGACCATTGCTGGCGTGTACGCATTTATCGTGGTCTATGGCTGGTGGACAGCCATTGCCGCGTTTATCGTCGGTGGCCTGCTGCAAGCATGGCATTACGGTGGAATATGGCTCACCGTCCGACGCAACCAAAGCCTCGAAGCTGCGGTTGAACGCGCTCGGAAGCACGGCAATGATTGAAGCCGTGCTACTTTTCGCGCTCATCACTGCTACATTCGAAGCCGTCGTCCTATTTAAGTTGCCGTTACGCTGGAGACTACGACTCCTAGGCAGCGGGATGATGGTTGGGATGCTGCATGTCTTTGTTATTGCAGCGAATTTAGCAGTACACTGGGGCACAATTACTGGAACAATGACCGCCGTGACCGCCGGACTCACGACATTTGCAACAGTTCCAACTGTCCGGTACTTCGTTGGATATATCAAGAATAGGCGCTATTACCCGGGAGTTAAGCGCTATGCCCTCACGGAAATCCAATAAGCCGCTAGTTCACATACCAGCAGTCGCCATCGAACTCCAACTCGATGAGCGATTGCTGGACTTTGCATTCTCAGACCATGGACAAGGGGACCCCGAACGCCTACTAATTGAACTCGAAGAGGCTGGCGACCTAATTATCACCATCACCGAGTTGGACAACGGTGACAAACAAATCCAATTCTTCATATCCGAGGATTAAAACCATCATGTTGAGCAAACGAATCAATCTCGTACCCATCCAAGGCCGCATGAACATCATCCAAGCTGCCGTCTTCAACCTGAACATGCGCCTGCTGGCCTTGGGCCGACAACAACTCTCCATCGTGAACCGCGACAACGACTTGTTCGCGGTCCCCGAAGGCATCGCCGACGAGGAATCCACGTTCCAATCCCCGGGCGGTGGCAATTTCCGCTTCGGTAACGACAACACGCTCACCCCGCAGGAACTCGAAGTCCGTCACGCCACCGGCGGCGCTCCTGCCTTCGGTCAACATGTCGATGGTGCAAACGCCATCACCGAGAAACAACGCGCGACGGAAGGCTCGGCTGCCGTGACCCACGAACAAGGCCACGACGCCCCGGCCAACCCGCTCCTGCAAGCAGAACCATTCGTCGCTTTGCGCGACATGCTGCTCCTCAAATACTACGACGAAGCGAGCAAAACTCGCCGCCGTCCACTCGACCAGTCCTACGCATCCATCATCAACTGGATGCATGGCCGAGAGTTCATGCCCAACACGAACGAAGCACAAGCGGTGTTCATGGCCTCCAAAGGCCGGGTCAGCGTCGAACAGGCCATCATCGCGCAGAAACGCCG